TGATTGCTCTTTTCTATAACGTGGAAGACAGTGGCGGGACATTTTATTCAGTGGGCAAGTACACTGCATCTGGCACACGAATTTGGACCACAAGATTTGCAACAGGCTACAACACAGACGGATGGGGGTTGGCCGTAGATCCAACTAATGGATTCATCTATGTAGCGGGAAAAACAAATACCGATGGCGGACAGGAAAAGTCCACTTTAACTAAAATTGCCAGTGACGGCGGCGCAGTTGAATGGAGCAAGACCTATGCGTTTGGCATTGGCATTAACAGTAACAGCCAGGTAGTTGATGTAGCATCGGACGGAAATCCCGTCATGGTTGGATACGTCAGCAACGGCACTGATGACTATGTTGCCACTACTAAGGTAGATGCTGAAGATGGTTCAATCATTTGGTCAAAAAAACTAGACGGGCAGGCTGACGAACTAGCCTACGGCATGGCAGTGGGACCAGCTGGTGAAGTAGTCAGCGTGGGTTATATGGCTCAACTTGATGTAACTGTTTCACGCTCAGTAACTCCATTGACTGGTAGTACTACAGATGTATTAGTCATCAACAGAAGTGATTTAAGCGGTGACACATTGACTGCTTCTTGGGTAGTAGCAGGTACAGGTATTACAGGCACTGCTAGTATCGCCCAGATTAATATTTACAATGCGTTGACTGGCACAGTACAACAAGGTAGTGGAGCATCATTTATGATCACTGACGCATCTCCTAATCCGGGTTACACATTTATGGGTGCTGCTAATGGTGGCTTAAACTATCTACCAGATCACAAAATTAAAATATTAGGTACAGACCTCGGAGGCACAACTCCTGAGAACGATGCTATTATCACAGTAACCTCAGTAAGCACAGGTGGCGTCATCGTAGGAGCAACAGTAGAAGGAACAGCCGGTGCTGTAGCACCAGTTGAAGGTTGGACTGTGACCGGTACCAACTATCAAACAGGTTCAGGACTGTCATTTGACTTTATTGGTGACAGCAACAACACCTACACTGAACACACTACTAGTATTTTTGCCGCTGGCACAAACTATGTTAACGGAGATGTTGTGGTAATTCCTGGAACACAGTTAGGCGGTACTAGCCCTGCTAATGATTTAACTGCTGTTGTTTCAGCCACAGACGGTGCTGTCACAACATTTAATAGTTTCTCAGGAACTCAACAGACCACTACCTACAGAATTAGCGTAATAGAATCAGTGGATTTTAGCGGGCCAGGCACTTGGACATTAAGTGGTACCACAGTTGACACAGACAACCGTATGCTGGTTGTCAAGTACAACAGCGCAGGAGCAATACAGTGGCAAAAGGCCATACTGTTTGACGCAGGTCTTGACAGTACTGGAGCGGACGCTGACATTGACAGTGAGGGTAACGTCTATGTCTGCGGACAATACGAAGTCAACGATCCTACTCTATCCGGTATTTGTATGAATTTAGTTAAATTCAACAGTGCGGGTGTCAAACAGTGGAGCCGTCGTGTAGAGGGCGACTGTGGATCAATTGCCACCAGCATAGTGGTTGGTGCTGATGATAAACTTTATCTGTCTGGTTCACTGTTCACTACAACTGTGCCCAATCCAGGGCCCGGCGATCCTATTGACATTTCCTGTGTAGTGGCCAAATATAATCTAGATGGTACAGTAGTATGGCAACGACTATTAGATAATATAGATACGCTTTCAGTCAGTGGTTCCGACTTCTTGTCTAGTCAAGGCGGCGGAAGTAACCTAGCGGTCAAACAAGATTATGTAGCACTTGCCGGTGGCTTTGGGACAGATCCCGGTGACGTCCGTGCTCTAATAGCACAGTTGCCTGCCGCAGGCGACCTGTTCGCAGTGGGCGCATGGGATTTCAAAGCCTCAAGTCTTACTGGTATATTAGACACAGGAGCCAGCGACATCACAGTGGTCGACGCAAATAAGACTGACACTGACAATGTTTCAAACATAATCGTTGTCACTGTTACACCAACCGTTGACAGCAGTGATTTCCTAATAGGCACACTGTATTCAGCACCTGGTAGCAACAACAGTTTGGTTAACAACGGCAATCAACTGGTATTAGAATCAACTGGCACTTTAACATTACCATCAGGCGGCACTATCTCAGAAGGGTATGTTACCAGCAATCCAACTATTCAACTTACACCAGCAAGCCCCTCAGTGGCCAGCCAGAAGTTGGTGATCAAAGGCGGTGGTTCGTACCCAAACACAGAAAACGGTATTTACTTATCCACCTATACCATTACTTGGGCAGTGTCCGATACTGTTGAATTTTATGTTTATGATCCAACCCGTGCTAATGAAACGCTCTACTGGTGGATTGTGCCTGAAGGAAGCGGCATATCTACAACAATGTCGGGCACGGTAGCGTTGGATGGCATCGGTGACGGTACTTTTACTTTTACATTAGACAGTGATGCTTATGAATTTAGAGTGCGTGTATCACCTGAAGAAGATAATTACGATCCTGAAAGTATAGGCGTTGAATCAGTATTGATCAACGGTGACGAACCCACCTTTGAAGGTGAGCATCACTTACACTTGACCACAGGCAATTTAGAAGTGACCAGTATCTTCCTGGGCACTGACAATCACAATGTGCGTACTACAGTTGATGGTGGAATACAAGTAACAACAGGTGGGCAATTTAATATCTGTACTATTGACAATGCGGGAAGTGGATATGCTAGCGGCGATCCTGTGCCAGCCCAAACAACAGGCGGTACTGGTACGGGAATGACTGCGGACTTTGGATATGGTATATCCGGTCAATTAGTCAGTGTTTCCGTAAATAATCCCGGCACTGGCTACACTAACGGGGACGTTATAACTGTCGGCGGTGGTACTGGCACATTTGTATTAACTCGATACAATGCCCTAGCAAATCAAGGCAACAGTAATAGTTTCCAGTCGGCCTGGAACTTTAGCGCAGATGGTGCTACAACATTGCCACAAGGTGGCGTTATCAGTGAAACGGAAGTCAACAGCAGCCACAGTATTTTACTAACACCAAAAGTTCAATCTGGTGAAAATCCCAACATGGCAGTGAGAATATATCCAACATTCACTGATGACGATCACATACACATCACCGCGGGCAATCCTGCTACAGTTGATCTATTTCTAGGTGATGACATTCAGTATGTTAAACTTGAAGCCGACGGTGGCAATGTTGTTATCAGTGCTGATGACCCTGTAGGTATCAAATGGACATTTGGCACAGATGGTACACTGACATTACCAAAAAATAGCAGTGTAGGAGAAGTTACTCCTGCTACAGGTGCCGCAAAAAATGTAATAGTAATACAAAGTGCTTCTAGTATTTTGAATACATCTTTTGCCTCATTACCGCCTGCGCCTATTAATAATTATAATGTGCCTGGAACTGGTATTGTGGTCAATGTTACATGGAATACAAATGGCGAAGACTATCATGCTCCAGCATTTGTAGTGGTTGACGGTGGCACTGGTCACACAGGTGGTGGTGAATCCGGCGGCGGTGATGTACTAACTGTTCCTTATGTTGACATGGGAATATCGGGCGGTGGCAACTGGACTTGGTATGTGGTTGACATTGCCAGTGATGTTGTATTGACAGCAGGACTTGAAAGTTGGACATTTGGCGGCAATGGGGACACTGAGTTCCCTAATAATGTGTCTATTATATCAGGTGGAGCATCCTATCGTAATATCACAGGTGACAATGGTATCTCATTGAGCCAAATTGGAAATGGTAACGATGGTAGTAGCAACTTGCTATGGTACGGCGCAACCCAAAGTGCCAAGATACAACTTAACAGATATGGAGCAGGTAACTTAGCAAAAGTAATAATATCGGCTGAAGGCACTGGTGGAATCAAAACTTGGACCTTTGACGAAACTGGTACTACAACATTGCCAGGTACTGTGGTCAACAGCACTGCGACTACTCCAACAACGACTGGTATCCCTAATAATTTCACCCTGTCTACTGGTAATAATACCAACCTCACTCCAGGAAACTATTCCAACATACTGGTAGGGTTTACAGGCAAAAATCTGTTGCTAGGCGTCCAGGTTAGCAGTGAGCATAATATTACCATTTACGGCCCATTAACCGCTACACCTGCTACATTTATTATTGGTGACAGTGCTGTAATAAGTGGCGATCTTATTGGTGGTGCTACACCTGCTGATGACTTGACTATTACTGTAGACAGTCTAGATCTTGTTGCTATAGACCTAACTAAAACTATCAACAAACTCGCAGACGGTGATTACGTATTAGGCGACGGTGTTGAAGGTCAGATCATGTATCTAGTGGCACAAAATGGTGTTGTTCCGACTAACGTAAGTGTATTAGTTGCCAATAGTCGTAACATAGGCGAGGCTACGTTGTTGCCATTTAGAGTATACGATTATTCTGATGATAGTTATTATGACAATATCGGTGGCTTCTGTACTTTAATCTTTACAGACGGTGCTTGGCAACAGACAGGCGGAGCGTGGGAGATAATAACTTAACCTATGACTATAATCTTAATCACACTTTTAATGACGCACTTGACTATAGTGTCAGTTACCTTGTACCTACATCGCTGTCAAAGTCATAGAGGTGTTGAGTTCCATCCTGCGTTAGCACATGCCATGCGTTTCTGGTTGTGGCTAACTACCGGCATGACTACCAAGCAATGGGTGGCTGTACATCGCAAGCATCATCAGAACACTGACGTTGAAGGGGATCCGCACAGCCCACATGTATACGGCATTTGGAATCTAGTGTTTGGCGGAGTTAAGTATTACAATCGTGCAGGCAGCGACGCTGACATGGTTATGAAATACGGCATGGGCACTCCCAAGGACTGGATTGAACGTAAACTTTATACACCCCACCATCGCCTGGGCATTCTTGTAATGTTGGTCATAGACTTGTTGTTATTTGGGCCATGGGGATTCATAGTGTGGGGTGTTCAGATGATATGGATACCATTTTTTGCGGCAGGTGTAATAAACGGAATGGCGCACTGGTGGGGATATCGCAACACTGATACCGATGACAAAAGTAAAAATCTAATGCCATGGGGCATATGGATTGGTGGTGAGGAACTGCACAACAATCACCACGCAGACATTGCCAATCCCAAGTTTAGTCAAAAATGGTGGGAATTTGACATAGGCTGGTTTTATATACGCACTTTAAGTTGGCTGGGTTTGGCTAAAGTAAGAACCAACTAAATACATAAAACGGGGCAGACAATGGCTATTCAAAATATTAATATTGGTGCATATGCAAACGACGGAACTGGCGACGATTTAAGAAGTGCGTTTGAGAAAGTCAATTCCAACATAGCAGAATTATACAGCACAGTAAATGGTGCTAATGTGGGCTCTACGCCTCCAGTTGTGGGAGTAGAACAGGGTGAATTGTGGTGGAGCACTGTAGAAGGTAGAATGTATGTGAGATACGGCGGTGCTTGGATTGATGCTAGTCCCACTGATGGCTTTGTGACCTACGATTTGACTTCTGAAAGCACAACCGGCGGTGCCAATTTACAATTGAATGGCACTGACTTATCTGTAGACACAATTAAATTTGCGTCCAGCACAAACATAACTGTTACTAGAACTGATGCAAACACCATTACTCTGAGTTCTGAAAGTTTTACTGGCAATGTCACAGGCAATTTAACAGGCGATAGCACAGGAACACACACTGGTGCTGTGGTGGGAAATGTCACAGGCGATAGCGCAGGAACACACACTGGTGCTGTGGTAGGAAATGTAACTGGTAATTTGACTGGGCTACACACAGGTGATGTGGTGGGAAATGTCACAGGCAATTTAACTGGTAATGTCACAGGCAATGTGACTGGCACACTGTACGGGCCGCTGGTTGGCAATGCTGATACTGCCACAAAATTTTTAATTGCCAAAGATATCAACGGTGTTGCATTCGACGGTACTCAAAGTATTACCATCACTGCATCTGCTGACACATTATATGGCACAAGTTTGAATTCAACTGTTGTGAATTCACAGTTGACTAGTGTTGGAACTTTGACTGATTTAACTGTTACAAACAAAATTACAGGAAGTATAAGCGGTAATACAGACGGAAATGCTGGTACTGTAAGTAGTATTTCGACTCACCCATTATCAGAGTTAAGCGATGTGTCTGCTACTAGTCCAGCTGACGGCCAAGTATTAACATGGAACACCACATCATCATCGTGGATACCATCCGCCAGTACTGGCGGACTTACAACTGTTGAAAGTGATACATCTCCACTGTTAGGCGGAAACTTGGGTCTAAACGGATTTCATTTGTACGGGCCCGGCGATGTGCAAACTACTGTTTTTGGCGTCAGCGTTGAGGCATTAAATTCCTTAGTATCGCTCATGTTAGAATCGAACTCATTAAGTGTTAACCTTGGAACATTCTCTGAACCAACAGGTTATCAAAGTAATACAAACGGATATACTTTAGATATGGGATTTTTCTCTGATGATCCAATAGCCAACGATATTAATTTTGGAACATTTGTATAATATGGCACTACCTCCATTAGACGTTTGGACTAAATCATCTGGATATAACTTAGGTCATACCGCCGGATGGGGTGCAGAAATTGCTGTGGGTAATTTAATCATTGGCAGAGAATACATAATCAAAGATGTTGGCACCACTGATTTTACATTAATAGGTGCAAGATCTAATGCAGTCAATGTTATATTTACTGCAACCGCAACTGGTAGTAGGGCTGGGCCATTCTCAGGAATAGAACCCATAAGTCATCCAGGTACTGGAACTGTGTACGAAGCTTTTATACGTGAGCAAGCTGTTTTTAATAATCAACTTCCAATAAACAACGACACAGGCGTTAGCTACTCGGTGATATCTGGTAAACTGCCTCCCGGATTACGCATAAGTGGAAATAGATTAATCGGTACACCATTCGAAGTAGTGGACTACACACTTTTTACATTTTGTATACGTGCGGTCAAAACAGGTTATAGCATTTCAGACAGAACATTTTCAATCTTTGTAGACGGAGCTGACTTGCCCACGTTTGTAACTGAAACTGGATTAATAGCAATCGGCGTACATGATCAGTTGTATGTGCTAGATAAAACATATATCGATTTCCAAATAGAAGCATTTGACCTTGACACTGCTGCTGGCCAAAAATTAACATATTTTATTTCCAGCGGTGATGGAAATCTACCGCCAGGTGTCACTATGACTAGTGATGGATTTATTTCAGGTTACATTTTACCGGCACCTAAGATTAAACCTGATGATGGTGCCGGAACATATGACGAAGGTTACTACGATTCAGCAGCATACGATTTTGCATTAAGACCCACAAACGGATTTGACAGCTACGTTTACGATCAAGTGTTTTACGACTACAACTTGCCGTTCACAAGACCTTCCAGTTTAAATATTAACTATCAATTTAAAGTAACCGTTACTGATGGAAATAATTATGCACAACGTATTTTCAAAATATTTGTTGTGGGCGACGACCAATTTCGTGCAGACACCACAACCAGTGACGGATTTGCCAGCGGATTATTCACAGCTGACGTTACTTACTTGAGACAACCTGCATGGTTGACCAACACAAATATTGGATTGTTTAGGGCCAACAACTATGTGACAATACCAATAATACTGTATGATAACAGCAGTGTATTTTATAATTTGGAATACATAAACCAAGAAGTAACATGTACCAGCGTTAATGTATCAATTACTGATAACATTAAAAATAGTCATTTTGTAACTGTGACAAATGTCAAAGGCACTATTCTCCCCAACTATTATATAGTGTTTGAAGGAATTGTGGAAGGTGCCACTGATCAATTATATCGTGTGGTGACAGTGACTGATATTGGTAATGATCAATATCGTCTATACGTAGTTTCAACATTGGCTGTGGATATTCCAAATGGCACTTCATTCTACATTGGAAGTTTAAGCACATTGCCTGCTGGCACACAGTTTGATTTGCAAACTGCCACAGTGTACGGTGCTGTTCCGTATCAACCTGCTATCACAAAGAATTACAATTTTACTATCACTGCTATCAGGTTGGGTGACAAAGGCGACTCTGCTAGAACTTCACGAACATTCACCATTGGAATTATTGGTGAAATTGACAGTGTTATCACTTGGAACAGTGATAGTGACTTGGGAACAATAAATGCCAATTTGGTATCAACCCTTAAAGTTTCAGCGACCAGCACTGTTACCGATGCAGTGGTTCAATACAACTTGATAGAAGGTACCTTGCCGCCAGGACTGACATTAAACTCCGATGGAGAAATTGTTGGCAGGGTATCTCAGTTTTATAACGCTACTACCGGAAAACTTGGGCTAACTAGATTCTACGATCAACCTCCTCGAGTTCCAACAAAAGTGTTTATAACATTTGATAATGATACCAGTACATTTGATAAAAAATATGTGTTTACTGTGCAAGCCAAAGATCAATACGATTACAGTGCCACTACCAAACAGTTTACAATATTAATATTAACACCTAATAGTATTGGATATAGCAACGTACGAACACATCCGTTTTTAAAGCAATCTCAAAGATTGGCATGGAAGGAGTTTATCAACGACAATTCTGTCTTTACTCCAAGCAGCATATACAGAACAAACGATAGTAGCTTTGGAATACAAGTCGATTTAGATATGTTAGTGTATGCTGGAGTAGAAACAAAAGCAGCATCTAAATATATCTCAGCAATTGCATTGAATCACAAACGAAAACGCTTTGCTTTCGGTGCTGTTAAATCTGCAAGTGCAGTTGTGCCGGGTACCAAATCAATTGCGTATGAAGTTGTTTATGTTGAAATGAAAGATCTTGCTGAATCAAATGGCAAATATCTTCCAACACAAATTAAATTCAACGGTGTAGCATCTGATAGTATTACTTCAGATAACAGCATGGATTTTTGGAGTAGAAGTATAAATGTTCTCACTCGTGATGATCCGGGTTTGAATCGTCCTGAGCCTACACTTACAATAGACAGTACCGGATATCAAGCTTCGAATTCAAATACAAACGTGTATTTTCCAAATAGCATTAGCATATGGAGACAACGATTAAAAGCCGTGGGCTCCACAGAAAGAAATTACCTTCCATTGTGGATGCGTAGTATACAGCCTGGAACCAAGGAAGAATTGGGATTTGTATTGGCTGTGCCGATTTGCTATTGTAAAGTAGGTGCCAGTGCAGATATAATACTAAACATAGGACGCAGCGGTTTTGATTTCAAAACATTGGATTACACCGCAGATAGGTACATAATCGACACGGTGGACGACCTGAGTATCGATAAATACCTTATATTTAGAAACGATAGGATAACAGTATGACAAGCCAAATAGATTTCGGAGCAATTACAACATCTTACCCGGTAGCGGGTGAGGATAATGATAGCCAAGGATTTAGAGATAATTTCACAGCAATTGCCGCAGGATTGGCCGTTGCTAAAACTGAATTAACTCAATTACAAAACAGTTCTGTATTACGTGCAGATCTAGCAACTAATGCAATTGCTGTACAGAATGATTTGAATGGCAGCACAATTGCCAATGCATTTTATAACAAATTCTACGGTGTCTATTTCAATGGTGGAACTAGGTCAGCTTCAGCTGATGTTGATCTAGTGAATGGTCCAATTCAGAAATTTACATTGTCCAGTAACACGGTGTTAACATTTAAAGGCTGGCCCACAAGTGGATGGGCAAAAGTCCAAGTGGTGCTTGCAGCCGATGCTCCTTATGACACTGTGAGGCAACCTACTTTTGCAACCACAGCAGGCGGAACAATAAAATACGATACAGCATTTCCCACTATTCCTGGAACAGCATCACAAGGTGTTCGTGTTGGCGGTGAAAGTCTAGCATCCATCACTGTAGAAAATCAAGGGTCGGGTTACACAACTACAAAGGCCGTAACATTTAGCGGTATCTCTGGTTCATTTACACCAACCGCAACTGCAACTTATATTGTAAAAACTGCAACTGTTGCTGGCGGCGGAACCGGATATGCAGTTGGCGACCGTATAGCAATAAATGAAAATCCAGATGTAACATTATCAGTGGCTGGTATTTCTGGTGGAGGAGCAACTGGACCTGCTACGTCGTTTAATATATTAACTGGCACATTACTTCCAGCACCATTTCTCGGAGCTAAACCATTTACTGCATTAACAGGCACTGGCACAGGCGGAACAGTTGATTTGACATGTGGTATTGATTCGATACGAGTTACAGATGCCGGTGATGGATTTTTAACCGATCCTCCAGGATTAGTAATCAACAGTCTCAGTAAAACTGATGCTATCTCTGGTGGTACTGCCAATGCTTATGGTGTTACTGTACTAACACAGAATACACGGGACAACGTAAAAATGATTGAAGCAACTTCATTTGACGGTGGGGTAACTGTGTACTTGAAATATATCGGCGAGTTTTAATGCATCCGTTGGTAAATGATTTGAGTAGTATGAAGGATCCCGAGTTAGAATCAAAAATTAATGACCTAACTCGTAAATACTTTATGTCACATAACCCTGGCATCCAATCTCAAATTGTTGCTGTGCTGGATTCATACAAAGAAGAATTGGATAGGCGTAGACGGTTAGACTACGAAAAAATGATGAATACACGCGATAAAGGCCTTGACAAACTTATTAATGTAAGTTAAAATATGGGTTATGCATACAGACAAATACAGTAATCCTATTTTTACAGAGCAAGATCTATTCAATTCTTTATATAAAGGTTATGAATTTAATGTTGACGACACTATGCTTGTTGAACGTACAGATGCTGTTAAACAATTAGAAACCCAGTTAGGTTTTAAGTTTTTAGAACCATACGAGACTCATTTTGAAATTGTTGATTATGACAAGGCTTGCCAATCCAACTGGTTCATGCCTGAAGAATACAAAACTCTAGATATTGAAGAATGGCTATATAGTCAAATTCCGCCCTGGGATCCAGAACATACTAGAGTAGAAGAAGAGCTAACTGCATACAAAGAACGCAATATGCTGGACTTATTACGTTGGCTCAAGTACTTTGTAGATACATGCACAGAAAACAACATTGTCTGGGGAGTAGGGCGTGGAAGTAGTGTGTCTAGCTATGTTTTATACATAATCGGAGTGCATCAGATTAACAGTATCAAATATAATTTAGACTGGCGGGAATTCCTGAGATAAGTACTAATATAACACAAGGAGATTGCTATGGCAATGAAAGAACAACCTAAACAGGTTCACCGAAGTATGCAAGGTAAAATCGTCGATATGAACAAACTGATTAGCCAAAATGAGTTAACTGTTGCTGTTGGCAACGTAAAAGTCAACGCACGTGGCGACGAACTCGGCCCAGGTGGACGCATTATTAAAAAGCGGGAAGAAGTACTGCGTGAAGCCAGTGCAACATCAACCCCGTCACAACTTAACGTTCGTCAAAAGAATGTGGCTGACATGGATCCTGAAGGTAACGAATGAAACCAAAAGTAACAGGCAATCTGATTCCTATCAATGATAATATTCTTATCACTGACATGAACTTTGATTCAAGGGTAACCGCTGGAGGTATTGTTTTACTAAATGATGATGGCAAAAGCGAAGGCATTCGACATCGCTGGGGCCGAGTTTGGAAAATTGGACCAAAACAAGTTGATGTTAAAGTCGGTGAATGGGTTCTCCTCGAACACGGCAGATGGACACGTGGTGTTACCGTTGTGGAAGCTGATGGTACTGAAATTATTATAAGACGAGCTGACCTTAACGGTATCTTAGCAGTATCTGAAGAAGATCCGGGCGATAATACATTTGGCAATCACAGCAAAGTAACACATGCTGAGTTTGATCCAAGTTCATTTGCAAGACCAAGTTTCGAACAATAATTAATTTTGTTTGAGCAACAGGGCTATTGACTAGCCCTGTTTTCACCTGTACAATGTGTTAAAGGAGAAGTCTATGGAAATACAACCTAAAGATACAAGCAAGGGACATTTTTATGTTAGTCTTGCAAAAAGCGCACTACGAGTTGTTGCAGGTGGCAATTTAGTTATAGGCAATTTGTTTTGGGCAGGAACATTACTAATACTTGCTGAAGTATTAGGTGTAGTAGAAGAGTTAGTGTAATGTGGCGAGTTAGGTATTATATGGTGGGCGGCACAAAGGTAACAAAGTTGTTTCCCACGCTAACAGAAGCTACACATTTTGTAGTGTATAAAATCCGCACCTGCAATGTTTACGAATTTATAAAGGTTAAAGAATGAAAGAACTATGGGTTGAAAAATATCGTCCCTCTAAAGTAGACGGATACGTTTTTAGAGACAACCATCAAAAAGAACAAGTTGAGTCCTGGATTAAACAAAAATCCATTCCGCATTTGTTGTTTAGTGGAAACGCGGGTATTGGTAAAACTACGCTGGCAAGAATTCTATTCAACGAATTAGAAGTAAATGATTTGGATGTATTAGAAATTAATGCTTCACGCACTAACTCAGTTGAAGATGTGCGTGACAAGATTGTGAACTTTGTACAGATGATTCCGTTTGGAGACTTTAAGGTAGTGTTACTAGATGAAGCAGATTACTTATCACCCAACGCACAAGCAGCCTTGCGAGGCGTCATGGAAGAATATCATACGACCGCTCGCTTTATTCTTACTTGCAACTATCCTAATAGGATTATCCCTGCACTCCATAGTCGTTGTCAAGGATTCCATATCGAGCGAGTTGATACCGCTGAGTTTACTGCTCGTGTGGCTACTATTCTTATGGAGGAGAAAGTAGAATTTGACCTCGACACACTAGATACGTTTGTTAAAGCTACATATCCAGACCTGCGTAAGTGTATTAATACTGTACAGATGAATAGTCTTGATGGTTCTTTACATAGTCCAGAAAAAGGCGACACTGGCGAACAAGACTATAAACTGGAAATGGTCACATTGTTTAAAGCAGGTAAGATCAGTGAAGCACGTAAGTTGGTGTGTAGTCAAGCAAGGCCGGAAGAGATGGAGGAAATCTATCGCTGGTTATATGACAACATTGCAATCTTCGGAGACGATGCAACACAGGACAAAGCTATCCTTATTATCAAGCAAGGTCTTGTTGATCACACACTGGTCAGCGATCCAGAAATTAATCTCGCGGCAACATTGATTAGATTAAGTCATCTATGAAGGAAAAGTTAAAACTAGCGTACATGAAAACTGCGGAAACATTCGCAGAGCTCAGTCATGCTCGTCGCTTGCACGTTGGTGCTATTGTGGTTAAGGATGATAGAATTATTTCAATTGGTTACAATGGTATGCCGGCTGGCTGGGATAACAACTGCGAAGATGAAATCGGTCATGTGTTAGATGATGCCAACAACATTGTTGAAATTAGATTAAAAACTAAACCAGAGGTATTACATGCAGAAACGAATTGTATTGCAAAACTTGCCAAATCTAACGAATCTGGCTTGGGTGCTACTATGTTTATTACCCATGCTCCATGCTTGGACTGTGCCAAACTTATCTACCAAAGTGGCATCCGAAGTGTATTCTATCGGGATAACTATCGTAGTACAGCCGGCGTTGAATTCCTTAAAAAATCAGGAATTGAAGCGGAACAATTAACGGAGATAATATGACAAAACGTATTTTAATTATGGGGTTACCCGGCTCGGGTAAAACATACCTTGCTCAAGCACTTAAAAAATATCTTGAAACAAATGGTGATTTGATGAAAATTAATCCCCAGCGTATACTAACCTATGAAGGTATTCCAGGCCCTGATTTTATGAATGTAGGAGTCGATTGGTTTAATGCAGACGATATTCGTAAAAAGTATAACGATTGGGATTTCTCAAATGCAGGACGTATTCGTCAAAGTTTGCGTATGTTCCAGTTTGCTGTAGAATGTTCAGGTGAATATGTTATCTGTGACTTTGTTGCACCACTTGTTGAAATGCGTAACAACTTCAAAGCAGATTGGACTATCTGGGTCGACACTATTAAAGAAGGCAGATACGAAGATACTAACAAAGCGTTCATCCCACCCGAAGTATACGATTTTAGAGTCACTGAACAAAATTGCGAAAAATGGGCAGAGTTTATTGGTGATCATATACTAGCCAATCGCAGACGCCCAACATTTGATTGGCAAAAGGAAACCGTACAAATGTTAGGACGTTGGCAACCGTGGCATGACGGGCATCGTGCATTGTTTGAAAGATTGATAGCAAAAACTGGACAAGTGGTTATTCAAGTACGCGATGTACAAGGCTGGCAAGGAAGTAATCCATTTGCTATCGAACAAGTAAAATCATTTATTCGACGTGATCTAGACCCAGTGTATCAAGGACAATACGAAATTCAAGTTGTTCCTAATATTGTACATATTGGATGGGGACGCGGAGTAGGTTATACTCATGGTGAAGAAACGTTCGATGACGCAGTAACAGATATCAGTGCTACAAAAATTCGTAAAGAATTAGGCCTCAAGTGAGTGACTCTAGCGTAAGAAGTGTTGCTAAAACTATAAGCTGGCGTATTACAGGCAGCGGAGCAACTTTTCTTATCAGCTGGCTAATTTCTGGGGATTTAACTGTAGCCGGGTCTATTGCATTAGTACAAATTGCTGCCAACACTATTTTATATTTTATACACGAACGTGTGTGG